ATGCCTTGGTCATTTCGGGAGTCAGCCACTTCTTGACGGCGGGAGGCTGTGGGCTGATGCGCAGCCCCTCGACCGATTCCTTGCCGAACTTGACGTTGTGATCCACATAGACCGTCACGCGCACATCGTTCCAGTCGTCGATGAAAGCCGAACCGGTCAAGCCCTTCATGGTCTTGCTGTTCGTCGCATTGAGGATCATCGGCTTGAGCTTTTCGCCGGGGCGGATTTCCGCCTCCACGAAATAAGCCGTGTTGAATTGGTCCTTCGTCTTCTTCGTCTTGTCGGACTCCAAGCGAACGCACTTGACGGTGAGGACGGTGGGATCAACGATGTCCGCGCTGGACAGGTAAGGCGAGTCAAAGGCTTTGCGGTAGTGGGTCTTGCTGCTCACGATCACATTCCTTCCATTTGCTCGATGAGCTTTTCTTCGATGAATTCGCGCTGACAGAGACTCACCATTTCGGTGATGTCCACACCGTTGACGCGGCAGGCGATCAGTTCTGCGTTTGCCGGGGTGCCAGGAGCGGGGTTGCTGCGCAAGTCATAATTGGCCGATTCGCCTGGGTCATACGAGTAGTCGCATTCCATGTCGAAGCCCCACGGAGAAACGACAGCCGTGTAGTGAGCAGGGTGGACGATTTGAAGGCGTGCGTTCATCACAGCACCCCGAACAAAGGCCAAGCCGCATAGATCACCCATGCGACAAATCCGACAACAGCAAGCCAGCCGATAGAGATCAGGGCAAGCCTTGTTGCGCTGATGGTTCCTTCGGGCGATGGCATGGGGTAGTCTTCAATCGGCGCGTGCATTGCGCGATACAGGCGAATGGCTGCATCGGTTTCCTCGGCAGCGCCGGAGCACTGCATGGGTGTGGGGCAGTTCATGCGACCTTGGCCGCAGGCGTTCGATACACATTCGTACATCACGCTCTCCTTTTGATCGGTTCCACCTTTGCCGGCCGCTTGGCCTGAGCTTCCTTTTGCTGCTTGCGGATGCGTGCGAAGGTGCGGGCCACATCGGTTTCGCTGGCCTTCGTGTACTTGAAGGTGCGATCGAGTAAACGCTTCTTGAGGGCTTCGCTCATTTCGCTTCTCCGATAGCAGCCGCAGCGCGAACGATTGCGCGACGAGTGGCAGCGTAGGGGTCGGAGTCGTTACGTTCTTCGAAGTCTCGCGCTCCGGTCCCGTCGATGACCCACACCGCTACATCTTGTGTGGCGTGGTCAACATGCAGTCGCAACTTCACCGCCAGACGAAGCGCATCGCCATCCTCAGTGAGAGGGTTCCACGTTGCGGGGCGCTCATTTGAATAGAGCGTGTTGTCGCCTTGACGCGCCGTGAAGAACCAACCCACCGCATCGCGCGGCCACTGCTCGTCCTGCGGCAAAACATTCATCCCCGCCGCCTTAGCAGCCAGCTCCAGCAATTTGCGGTCTTCGCTCACTTGCTTCCACCCCCAAACAGCACGTTATCGCGCTCCTTCTTTGCGCCAGCTTCGATGCGGCGGCTGTCGTAGCCGTTCACGAGCTTGTCTTCGTGCATCGCTGCATCCATTTGCTCGGCGCGAAACTGCCGCTCCCACTGCATGCAAAGATGTTTTGCCGATGGGATGTGCATGCTCGTTGTGTCGCTTCCATCCTCTGCGTCGTGGATCACGGCGTAGTGCTCGTCTATCTCGCGAACCGTGAATCTCGGAGCTAGTACGTCTGTTCTGGAAATACGCTCCAGAGCTGATTCGAGAATTGCGGCAGGACTCATTTCGTCTTCATCCTCTCTACGGCGGCATTGATCGCATCGGCCAGGAGCTGCACTTCTTCGATGTCGAGAGTTATCAGCTCATTCAATCCATCGCTGAAGACGACGTTTGGACCGTCTTCGTACAGGTCGAGATAGCCGCTCACAGTCGGGATGCGCGTGACTTGGATTGCTTGCTTCTTGCTCATAGCTCGTCCAACCCCATCACAACGTCAAGCAGGCTCTTGCCCGTAAACAGCCAGCCGATTAGTGATGTGATGCTGGCTCCGGCGCAAAAGGCAAAGCCGAAAACGAAGCCGACTAGCCCGTGCGATGCGTGGACGAGCTCACTCAATGAGGCTCCGAAGGCAAGCGGGATGCAGGCGGCGGCAGCAACACCGCCGAGGCTCAGAATCGCGGTACAAAGAAGCCAGCGGCCAAACTTTGCGAATCGAGCTCTCATCGCTTGCACGGGTAGTTTGTCTATGGGGGAGGTCATCAGTTAAAGCCCTCGATGAAGCGGCGCATTTCGTAAGGGCTCGAAAGCATTCCGAACATGAGCTGCATCAGGCCCATTTCGATTCCTACGTGGCCTGCGGTTTTCGGATGCTTGTTAAGGTCGCTCGCCATCGAAGCAAACGCGCCTTGAACATCACCGTGATCCACGTACTCCAGCGCGCGCTTCTTGCACCACGCGAGGTGGTCCGCGCGGGATCGTTCCAGCTCCGTGGACACGGCTCCTGCTACTGGGAGCGATGCTTCCTCTGAGGACCGCGAAGCGACCGTGCTATGGGGCGCGGCCAAATGAGCATCGCTGGCCTGTTTCTGCTGTTGTGACATTACCTCTCCAAGTAGTGGCCCCTGTTCGGGCGGTGTGGAGAGATCATATCCATAAATGGACAGAAGTCAATCCGCAAATGGATAGGCAGGGCTAAGGAAAAACCCGAACAAAAGGCTGGACATGCAGACAGGCTGGATGTAAGCTCAGCATTGCCATAGATCGCACCTACGGCAGAATGCGCGGCGAGCCCTCAGGCTCTGTCGTTCAGCCCTTCAGTGGGCAACGTGGTGCGATCACGGAGCGACAGGCCCTGAGGGCTTGCGCTTTGATGGCCGTCAGGGCGCGTTAGCTGATGGGCCGCAAGTGGGGCCGCACCCGGGAAACCGCGACACGGTAAGGGGCCGAAGTTGGGCCGCCCGGGGCAGATCCGAAAGAATCCGTGGGGCTCGCCTAACCAGCACGCCCGGGGGTCAGGGCAGACCTGACATGCTGGTCCGCATGAAGCGGGGTGGAATCCTCTCCCAAACCTCGGCTACGGGGTAGGGGGAGCCTTTTGGTGGATTTCTGCTACGAGCAGATCACGCGCCAAACGTACTGATAGCCGTTCCAAACCTGCACGTTGCGGCAGTTGCTCGTCCCCAACGGCGGTAACTGCATGGGCGGCAGCGGCGCGAGAGCGGGTGGGACCATCGGGCAGAGTTGCAGCGGACAGATCGGCGGCAGATCGAGGCTGCTGGAGCATAGTGGGCGCATCTGGCCGTTGACACACTGGCAGACGCACGCGGCTTCGGACTGCCCGGAGAAAACAAGCGCGGCGAGAGCAAAAAAGATAACTTTCATCACACCTCCTTGAGTTCACTCGCGAGCTGGCGCAGCCGTTCATAAAGCTTGCGCTCAGGTTCGGTAGTCGGCTGGAGCGCCGGCAAGTTGCCGGGGTCAATTTCGGGAACCAGGAGCTGCCAAGAAATTACGCCAAAAGCCTTCGCTAGCTTCTCAATGGTGTCTAGCGTGGCTTCGGTCTCGGCGTTGCGCACTCGTGAAATCGTGGCGATGCCTACCTTAGATTTCTTAGCTAACTTTGGGTTGCTGTCAAGATCAGGATGGGCGTGCATTAACCTATCAAGGTTCCGCGCGAGAACCTGAGCCGCCGAGCTGGTGGTCTTCCCCTTCTCCATATCTGGATAGGGAGTCTGAGGGAAAACCCTGTCCAAGTACGGATAGGATGGCGCTTGCATTCTATCCATAAACGGATACGATGGAGGGTATGCAAGCCCTCCAAGCCCCTCTGGACGTTGAATCGCTGAGGGCCAAGTTACGCGAGCTCTCGCGCAAGGAAGCCCGCGCAATCGCTCTCAAGGCAGACCTCAGCCCCTCGACCATCGAGAAATTCCGGCTGGGCCACATCTTAGAGCCCCGCATCGGGAAGCTCCGCGCTCTCGCCGACGCGCTCGCCGCTAACGACTCTCGTCGAGGCCGCGCCTAGATGTCTCCACTGCGCCCCTCCCACTGTTTCGACGGCAGTTGCCAGGGCGCAGCTTTGCTCGGCCTTCGGGCCGGGCATTTTTCTTTCGGCGGCATGCAGCCCCGCCACAGCCTGATCCGAATCCAAAGCTGCAAGCGCTGCATCGAAAGCGCTGATCCATTCACGTTTGCTCATGCGCCCATTTTTTTCGGCCGCATTGATAAGCACTGATGCGAGGCGATAACAAATGCGCTCACCAGTTATCAAGGAGACCGAAGGGCAGCTCACGCTTTCCTTCGAGCCGGGTCTTGCGGAGCGCTATACGTGCCTTCGCGAGTGTGTGGCCGCAGGCGTGTATCGCAACGGTCTAGGCAACACGGCCATCGACCTGGACGTCGCTCCGGGCAATCTGTCGGTGCAGCTTTCCTCAGATCCATCGCGTCACTTTTCGGTGGACTCGCTGGAGCGCTACATCGAGAAGACGGGCGACACCACGCCCATTCACTACCTCATCGACAAGTTCCTGCGCGCGAGCACGGCGCAGGACGAACTTGCAACGCTGCTGCCGATGCTTCGGCAGATGGTCCCCGCGATGAAGAAAGCAGGGCTCGTATGACGCAACTGACCATCGAGGACGCCATTGCCGCAGGAGAGCAGGGAATGCAGCGCTCCGCCGACAAGGCCGAATCGCTCGGCTTTTCGACAGACGCTGCGCGCGCATTCGTGCTGCACTGGCTGGCCGAATACGGCCCGAGCTGGTCGGAGGCGATTGTGGACGGTGCAAAGGCAACCGCCCGCGCAGACCTCACACCGCATGAAGACCGAGCCTATGGGTCTGTCTTCTCATCGCTTTCTCGCCGGCACCGCATCCGCTGCGTCGAGTACGGATTGCGCGTGAAGGGGAACGGCACGGCAGGCGCTAGGCGTTGGTCATTGGTGCAGTAGGAACGCCATGCAATCCCCCACGTATCCCACTTTGCGCGCCTTCGGTTCGGCGTCTTGTCGGACGGTATTGATGGTCCGCGTAGGGGTGGAGTAATCGTAGTGACATTGCGCATCAAGAACTGGGCCAAGTTCCAGCACTTCAAGGATCGTCGCCCGCCGTGGGTGAAGCTCTACCGTGACCTTCTCGATGATATCGAGTGGCACCAGTTGGAGCCCCGCGCTGCGAAGTCCTTGGTGATGCTGTGGCTGATCGCCAGTGAAAACGAAGGAGAGCTGCCAGCAGTCGAGACGCTTGCGTTTCGGCTCCGCACCTCCGAAGCCGAGGTTCTTGGTGTTCTGAAAAAGCTGTCTCATTGGCTGATTCAAGACGATATCGACTCGATATCAGAGCGAAATCAGAATGATGCACCAGAGACAGAGAAGAGACAGAGAAGAGAAGAGACAGAGAAGCGTGCGCGCGACTTCAAAACCTTTTACGACGCCTACCCGAAGAAGAAGTCGCCTGCCGACGCGGAAAAAGCGTTTGCAAAGGTCAAGGTGCCCATCGAGGTTTTGCTCCGGGCATTAGCTGAGCAGCGAAAGTCCGAAGACTGGGTAAAGGAGAACGGCCGGTACATCCCATATCCGGCGAGCTGGCTGAACTCGCGCGGATGGGAGAACTCGACGCGAATCGAGGTTGCCGAAGATCCTGGTGAGTGGCACGAAACGAAATCCGGCGTTGAAAAGCGCGCGGCGGAACTTGGCATCAGTCCGTGGGACGGCGGGATCACTGCCAACTGGCAGACGTACAAGGCCCGCGTGATGGCCGCTCACCAGCAGGGGGCGCACTGATGCAGCGCTTTCCGCCGCTAGGCGTCAACGTGCCGCGCGAAGTGGTGATCGCCAAGGCGTACTACGGCGAGCGTCTCTTGCGGCTCGGCCCCTTGACCTACGGCCAGTTCCGAGAAATTACCGATTGGAGCGCCGAAGAGTGCGAGGCGGTGCTGCGCCACATGCGCAAGGCGCGCGTGGCCGATCACATCAACGGCAAATGGAAGTTGCTCGATGGACTTCGAAGCGGAAAAGCGCGCGCTGCTCGACCACCTCGTGCGGATGGCGCGGATGCCAGGCGCAAAGGCACACGCATGGTATCGGGCGAACGATTTAGCTCGGATGCACCCCGAGTTTTATGGCGACATGCCGACATTGCTGGTGCAGAAGATGGACGGGCTTGCGAATGACAAAGCGGCCCAACCAGACCAACCGAAAGCCTAACTGGGCAAAGGAGCCGCAATGGAACACCTCTACGTGCTTACCACGGTGATTAAGACCAAGGAGCCATTGAAAGAGTCCTTGGACCTTTGCAGTCCTGTTGCGGACAAGGTGTGGAACCTGATGGCCGTCAACGGAAAGACAGGGGACGTGACGTGCAAGCTCGTGAAGATGCCGCCGCAGCCGTGGGAGCAAGAGTGAACGAGCGCCTGACCCTTCGCCTATGGGAGCCAACCCAGGCTTTTGCAGCCATCACTTCGGCATGGAAGGAATGGCTCAAACCCAAGTTCCTCTACGCAGCAGCGGACGGGGCGCAGGTTCGATATGTGCTGGAGATCCGGCCCGAGACGCGATCGAGCGAGCAGAACGCGCGCATGTGGGCAATGCTCACCGACGTATCGCAGCAGGTCGAGTGGTACGGCAAGAGGCTAACGCCCGAGGATTGGAAACACGTCTTCACAGCGAGCCTGCGCAAGCTGGATGTGGTTCCGAACATCGAGGGAACGGGATTCGTGGCGTTGGGCCTATCGACATCGAAGATGACCAAGCGCGAGCTGGGCGACTTGATGGAACTGATCGAAGCCTTCGGCGCTGAGCGTGGCGTCACTTTCAAGGAGCAGACATGATTGTCTATAGATATTGGCAAAAGAAGGATAAGTGCCGTCCAAACATCGTTAGCCATTGGGAGGGCTGGTTCCTTTTTGGATTCATTCCGCTATACGTTGGACAGCGGTGAATGCTGCCCGGATCGCGCTGCAAATTCTGTCGCGTGAAATTCTCTCCCGAAGAGAAAGAGAGAGGCTTGCGCTTGCATCCCGACTGTATCGGTCCATACGCCGAATCATTCGCGGCAAGACAGGCAAGACGGCAGGCGGCGAAGGCCAAGCAGCTAAAGGCGCAGGAGTCGCGCTCGATTCGAGCGCGACGGGAGGCGCTGAAGACGATTCCGGAGCTGATCGCGGAGGCGCAGGAATCATTTAATGCCTACATCCGCCTACGCGATAGGGACAAGGGTTGTTTCGTTTGCAGACGGCCATTCATCCAAGATGTCAAAGGGCGCGCGATCCACGCCGGTCATGCGAGAAGTCGTGGCGCTGCGGGACATTTACGTTTTACCGAAGACAACTGTTTTGGAGAGTGCGAGGGCTGCAATGCGCCTTACGGAGCCAAACCACATCAGAAGGCCGCAGGTGCAATTTCTCGCATTGGTGCCCAACGATGGGCCGAGATTGAAGCGGACAACACGCCGCACAAATGGACCCGCGAAGAACTGATCTCCATTCGCGACACCTACAGGAAAAAGACGAAGGAATTGAAAGCGAAGCATGAGCAAGCCTAAGACGGTTCACACCATCGAATCCCTGTTAGCCCGATGCATCGAGGACGGCGAGTGCATGGTATGGGGCGATTACTGCGGCCCCGGCAAGACTCCGCTCGTCCATCAAGACGGGAAGATGGTTGGCGTGCGCAAGCTGCTTTGCGCGCTTGAGGGAAGAGAGATTCGGGGCAAGTTCTTCGCATGCTCCTGCGGCACACCTGGTTGTGTCCTTCCGGCCCACATCATCCAGCGCACTCCGGTAGCCCACATGAAAAAGATGGCGAAGAGGGCGCACGAAGGAGAAGCCGCTATTCGCCACCGCAACGGAATCATGAAGTGGCGCAGGGCCAACCCCATCAAGCTCAATGAGGAAATCGCCGCTGCGATCAGAAACGACACGCGGGGCAAGAGCATCGTCGCGGCCGAATACGACGTTCACCCATCGATGGTTTGGAAGATCAGGACGGGGCGGTACTGGCCCGACCTCACCAACCCATTCGGCGCATTGATCGGGGGCAAATGATGATTTCCTTCTTCCAAAACGGCCTATGCGTTGAATACGTCGATGAGGACGGAATCGATTACATGGAGCCCGCGCCCAAGCCTGAGATCCATCCCGAGCTTCCCGCTGAAGTCTGGAGTGAAACGGCATTCGATGCTGATCGGGCATGGGCTGCGACTGTGATGGCTTGCAAGGGTGCGTGCTGAATGGGAAAGATCATTGATCGAATCCGCGAGCGCGAATCGCTTCGCATCGAGAAACTCAGAGAAGCGGCTTTTCAAGAGCTTCTCCGGAGGGAGATGTTTAGGTCAGGGGCGGTAATTCGCGTGCCGGAAGGTGAGTTTTTAAAGCCGCCGTGGTGGAAATTCTGGAAATGATCGGAGCCTAGCCGTTCTAGGTGATTGAAGTGGAGAGAGCGAGTGACCGACTATGAAAGCGAACTGACGTTGATGCAGATGCGGCAACACCACGCGGCCATGCAGCAACTAGCTGTGCAGCAGAGAGGCCTTCTTGGCGCTAGCGACCGCGGGTCTTTGTTAAACCAATATCAAGGATACAACCAAAGCCCACAAGCACAGATGCAGGTCGTCGCAACGCCGCGCGTCTCTATTGCGACCCAATCCGAAGCCACCCTCTTACTTCTTGGAGATGACGAATGAAGCTCAAACCGTTTGCCGAAATCATTGCGATGTCCAAAGAGAAGCTGTCCGAAGCTCTCGCCCCGATCCGCGCCCGCAAGGTCCGCTCGCAAGCTGAATTGGAAATGGCAAAGCTCGATGACGAGCTGGTGCGCCTCGAAGCTGACATTCAGGAAGCGTGCTCGAAGGAAGACATCAGCTTCCCGTCAATCCTCGACAAGCTGGACAAGGTGGCATTGCTGGAGCGCCGCAAGAAGCAATATCAAAAGGTCCTCAACGAGCTTTTCCCCGCCTAAGCCGTGAACATCCCGGACTCCATCCACCAAGAGCTAGTTAACTGGATGCGTTGGTGCTTCCTCGGCCCTTGGCCCCATCCACTTCCCCCTAACCATTGTGGAAGCCTGGAGTCCCAATATCGCTCACCTCCTGAATGGAACCCGGACGATCCCCCAGAAGCCCCGAGGATCAGACCGAACGAAAGACACGCCAAGAAGGTGCAGAAGGTCTACGACACCCAACTAAGCGAGCTTGAGCAATTCGTCCTCCTGGCCGAGTACCCCCAGCGGGAAAGGCGGGGGCGAAACATCTCCAAGCAGCTCGCAGCCGAACGGATCGGAGTATCGGTCCAAGGCTATGACAGGTATCTCCAATCCGCCGCCCAGAAGGTGGCAAGAGCTTTTGAAGAGGAGCGGGCTTGAAGTTCTACAACGATATTGAGGAACTGCTTCGCCCCTATCCGGGACGCTGGTTCAAGATGGCACAGATCATTCGCTATGTGGCGCACGGCAGAAGCATCGATCGTAAAGAGCGGCACGCAATCAAGGTCGGGGTTTTGCGCGTGCTCGATGTAATGCGCGAAATCCGCGCAATCGAGATAAGGCCTAGCGTGAGGCGCGGGTGCTCGGCGTTCTACAGATGGAAAGTGGCACATGAGGAATTTGCAGAGTGGCACTAAAACTGGCACATTGGCGGTGGGGCAGTGTCGGCAGTAAAAGCTATACAGCTCCAACCAATTCACAGCCGCCCGTTGAAAGACGAGGCGGCTTTTCATTTGGGGCAACGAACAGTCATCGTGAGGCCAACGCAGGCCGGATAGAGGCCATGAGTCCGCGCGCCACCTAGACGCAACGTATCCCCAAACCTACGTCATGCAAGTCACCATCACAGGCCAGTACCGCTGTATCTGCGGATGGATTCTTGTACCCGCTCCCCAATCAACCAATCTTCAGTGCCCCAACCCCAATTGCCAGACAGCCGGAAAGCAATACGTCGCTCCGGTTGTGGAGCTGGTTGAGGCGCAATAGCCCCATGCGATGCGCAACAAAAAGTGTGGAGACCGACTATTGGGATGCGGACGTTGTTCTTCACGCGATAGAAAACCGCTCCACCCATTTCCTGCCTCCGGTATTGATGGATCTCATCGAAAGCGGGCATGTTGTCCGTGCAGATGGTGATCGCGAGCTTCTGGGTATTGCTGGCGCGCCTTACTCGTGGGCTCGCTGTGGCGATGTTTTGGTGATGACCCCCGACGGAATCAAGGGTCTAACGCGCGAAGAGTTCACGGCTCAATACGAGCCCATTTGATCGACACAAATTTCAACTGTCGGACACGCCGAGAGGCACCCGAAATGGCCCGCCCAACAAAGTTCAAGCCCGAGTTCGTCGGGCAAGCCGTCAAGCTAGCAAAGCTAGGGGCAACTGACATCGAAATCGCCGACTTCTTCGACGTGGACGCCCGCACCTTGTATCGCTGGAAAGGCGAGCACGAGGCGTTTTGTCAGGCCCTAAAGGCTGGGAAGACTGAGGCTGATGAGCGGGTGGAGCGAAGCCTGTATGCCCGCGCAAACGGATACGAGCATGACGAGGTGGATATTCGCGTCGTCGGCGGCGAGATCATCCAGACGCCAATCCGCAAGTTTTATCCGCCGGACACGACTGCCTGCATTTTCTGGCTGAAGAACCGCAAGGCTGCCGAGTGGCGCGATAAGGTCGAGCAAGAGCACAGCGGGTTCGTCCAGATCGGCAAGGTTACGCGGGAAATCGTTCGTCCCCAGGTGGCGTGAGGGACTTGAAACTAAAGACGGCGGAGGTGTTCCTTCCGCTGCTTGATCCAGCGCGCGACAAGGTTGGGCGAGGTGGTCGGGGAAGTGGGAAGTCACATTTCTTCGCCGAGTTGTTGATTGAGGACTGCCTCTCCGAGCCTGGCAACTCTGGCGGCGAGGGGATGCGGGCAGTTTGCATCCGAGAAGTTCAAAAGGATCTGGCGCAGTCATCAAAGCTGCTGCTAGAGACTAAGCTGAGTGCGCTGGGTCTTTCCGAGGCAGATGGCTTCAAGGTCTATCGCGATGTCATTACGACGCCCGGAGATGGACTCATCATCTTCAAGGGGATGAACGACTACACAGCGGACTCAATCAAGTCTCTGGAGGGATTCAAGCGAGGGTGGTGGGAAGAGGCGCAGGGGGCGACCCGCCACTCAATCAATTTGTATCGCCCGACGATGCGGGCTAGTGGCTCGCAGATGTGGTGGAGCTACAACCCTCGGCGCAAGACAGATCCCGTTGACGTGTTGTTCATGGGGCAAGAAAAGCCGACTGGCGCTGTCGTGGTGACGGCGAACTGGCGCGACAACCCATGGTTCACGGCCGAATTGGAGCAGGAAAGGCTCGACTGCTTGCGTATTCAGCCGGAGCAGTACGCTCATATCTGGGAGGGCGACTATGTGTCGGTCATTGACGGCGCATATTTCGCCGCTGGCCTAATAGAAGCGAGGCAGCAGGGTCGGATTGGCAGGGTATCTGCGGACCCTCTTATGTCTCTGCGAGTGTTTTGCGACCTCGGTGGCACGGGAGCCAAGGCCGATGCCTTCGCAATGTGGGTGGCTCAATTCATCGGCAAAGAGATTAGGGTTCTCGACTACTACGAGGCGGTCGGTCAACCCCTTGGAGCCCACTTGGCGTGGCTTCGTGAGCGCAACTACGAGAAGGCCGGAATTTGGCTGCCGCACGACGGAGACACGAACGACCGGATCAACGACGTTTCGTTCGCGTCGGCCTTCCGGCAGGCGGGATACACGGTGACTGTTATTCCGAACCAAGGCAAAGGCGCAGCAAAGATGCGCATTGAGGCGGCTAGGCGGCTGTTCCCATCCATCTGGTTCAACGAGTCCTCCACAGACGCTGGAAGGGCTGCGCTGGGCTGGTATCACGAGAAAAAGGACGACGAGCGCGGTATTGGGCTTGGTCCCGAGCACGATTGGTCCTCTCACGGAGCGGATGCATTTGGCCTTATGTGCGTGGCATATGAACCGCCACAAAGCTCCGCACCCCTGAAATATCCAAAGCTGAACACGGCATAAAGAACACACGGCATCGCTGAGAAGCGACCCAACACATGGCAGACAAACTCTCCGACGAAGAACTTGGCGTACTTGTAGAAGCGGAGCTTCGCAACGCCATTGGTTTCTTTGGTGGAAAGCTCGCCCAACAACGACAAAAGGCCGAGCAGTATTTCTACGCCGAGGCCAAGGGTGACTTAGCCCCTCCGGAGATCGAAGGCCGTTCGTCCGTCGTCGTTCCGGTGGTTCGCAACACCATCGAGTCGATGCTTCCCCAGCTCATGGTGAAGTTTGTTGGTGGCGACACGGTGATCGAATTCGAGCCGACCCAACCCCAAGACGAGCAGGCGGCCAAGAACTGCACGGATTACCTCAATTACCTGTTCTTCAAGAAGAACAACGGTCACTCGGTTATCTACAACTGGTTCAAGGACGCGCTGAAGCTCAAGCGAGGGTTTCTCAAGGTCTGGTGGGACACGCGAAACGAGGAAACGCGCGAGGAATACAAGGGAATCACCGAGGTTGAACTCGCCCAGTTGATGGACGATGAAGAAGTCGAGGTGACGGAGCAAAAGTCCTACCCCGACGAAGAAGACGCCGAGCAGAGAAAACAGGCCATCGAGCAACTCTCCCAGCAGTGTGCTCAGGCTGAACAAGCCGCCCAGCAAGGAAACCAGCAAGCCGCTCAAGCCTGCGATCAGATGAAAGCGCAGATTGCGCAGATCCAGGCCCAACCGAAGGCGATGTTGTATGACCTGACGTGCAAGCGCACGAAAAAAGGCGGCAAGATCACGATCGAGAACGTTCCTCCGGAAGAGTTCTTCATCTCGCGCAATGCCAAGAGCATCAAGGACGCGCGGATTGTGGGACACAGGTTCCGCAGGACCATTTCCCATCTTCGCTCGATGGGTTATCCAGCCAGCAAGATCGATCAGATTGGAGCGGGCGACGAAGCTCAGTCGACCAATCTGGAATGGGTTGAGCGCATGGCGTTCGATGACGAGTATTCCAACTGGGATAACCCGGTCCTCGACGAGTCGCAGCGTGAGACGTGGGTTGTCGAGGCTTATATCCGCGTTGACAAGGATGGAGACGGGATTGCGGAGCTTAGAAAGGTCACTCGCGCTGGTGGGGTGACTTTGGATGACGAAGTGACGGACGAAGCGCCGTTCGTCTCCATCTGCCCGATTCCAGAACCCCACAAGTTCTACGGCCTGTCCATTTCTGACTTGGCACAAGAGGGACAGAAGACAGAAACCGCTCTTTTGAGAGCCACGCTGGACAACCTCTATCTGGAGGTCAACGGGCGTTACTTCGCGGTAGAGGGGCAGGTCAATCTGGACGACCTTCTCTCATCGCGGCCCGGTGGAATTGTCCGCACCAAGAGCGCGGATGCTGTGGGCCGATTGGATCAGGGCAAGGGAAACATCGGAGAAACGATGTCCATGCTCGAATACATGAAGGCGTACAACGAAGACGCCACGGGCTGGTCGAGGATGTCGATGGGCAATGACCCGTCGAGCCTGAATCGTCCTGAGACCGCGACCAAGGCAAACATCGTCGCGAACAAAGCAGATATGCGGGTTGACCTGATCGCCCGCAACTTTGCCGAGGGGTTTGTCGAGCTGTTCCGCGTG